GTGAGCGCTACTTTTTTTCTTGGAGGGAGCCGACCAGACTTTTTCTTAAAAGTCAAGGCCGCGTTCCACGGACTTCCGAGATGAACCTTTTTTCATGGCGAAAGTCAGATGCCGACGATGGAGTCAAAGCACCGAAGCGGCAGGGTTGGTGGGGAGATACGTTTGCCGCAGTTCAAGGCGACCGAATCGGCTCGAGGCTTTGGCTTCTGCAACGGGAGAAGATCCTTCCGCTGACGCTTCAGCGAGCCGAAGCCTATGCCAACCAGGCTCTTAAATGGCTGATTGACGACGGGCGGGTCGAGCAAATTACTGTGACAGCCAAGCGCGGGGCTGAAGCGGGGCAGTTGGATCTTCAGGTGGTTTGTTTCAAGCGTCGGGGCGAGCGCGCCTTTGACGCAGTCTTCAAGGATATTTTAAATGGCGTTTGAAAGACCGACAATCCAAGAGCTGATCGCTCGCGTCCAATCGGATGCTGAGAGCAGGCTTGGACAAAAGGCAATGAGGTGGACGCTCGTGCCCGTACTCAGCCGCGTGATTGCGGGCGTTTCGCACACGCTTCACGGGCACATCAACTTCATCCTTCGGCAGATATTCAGTTCCACCGCTGAGGGAGCCTATCTGGAACGACGGGCCTCCGAGTACGGGATCTATCGAAAAGCGGCGTCGTACGCAACAGGCGTGGTGACGTTCGTAGGCTTGGGTGTGGTGCCGGAGGGGACGCTGCTTCAGACAGGCGACGGCGCGGTCTATGTGACGACGGCTGACAGCTCCGATGGGGAGGCACCGATCAAGGCTTCTGCGGCCGGTGCATCCGGGAATGCTGATGCCGGCATGGAACTCACGCTCATCTCGCCTGTGGAGGGTGTTCAGTCGACGTGTACGGCTGGCGAACTGACGGGCGGGGCCGATGCTGAGGATGATGAGGCATTGAGAGAACGCCTGCTGTTCCGTCAGAAGTCTCCACCGAAGGCGGGCACGAAGCAGGACTACGTGAAGTGGGCGCTTGAGGTGCCGGGTGTGACGCGGGCGTGGTGCTTCCCGAAGGAGATGGGGCAAGGGCATGTCACGGTGCGCTTCATGACGGACGGCATGACACAAGACGGAATCCCTAATGAAACGATGGTGAAGACCGTCACAGCGTACATCGAAGAGGAGATGCCAGTTACTACGGTGCTTCATGTGGTGGCCCCCATCCCGAAGAAGCTCGATATGACCATTGACATCTTGCCGGACACGGAAAACCTTCGGCAGCAGGTAGAGGGAGCCATTGCTCAAACAATTGTCGCTGAAGCTGCGCCCTCAGGTGCGATTTTGCTCACGTCGCTGAATCGAGCCGTAGCAGGCGTATCGGACTTGACGAGTTATCGACTTCAAGTGCCTGGCGACGACGTTGCGTGCTCGACAGGCGAAATCTTCGTGCCCGGCAAGATCACTTTTGTGTGAGGTGAGGCATGGGGTTTACGGAAAGTGACTATGAGCACTTGGTGAATTCGCTTTTGCCGAGGGGGCCGATTTGGCGCAGAAAGAAAGGCGGGATTCTCGATGCAATTCTCTTTGCGCTGTCAAGCGAGGCGGCCAGAGTCGATGCCCGCGCTCGTGCCGTCATCGAAGAGGCCGATCCGAGAACGAGCATCGAGGAGCTTAGCCGGTGGTTTGACGACCACGGTGTTCCCAGCGACTGCGTCGCAGCTATCGCGGACCCGTCCCTTGAACAGATGAGGCAGGAGCTGATCGCCAAGATCACGTCGAACTCAGGCTTGACGGCAAAGTATTTCGAAGAGCTTGCGGCCGTGCTCGGGTACAAGGTCTCGGTGACGACCTATTCGGAGCACGACGTAGAGCACGACGTAGAGGCTCCGCTCACAGATGCGCGATGGATCCCGGTGTTCACGCTTGGCATCACGATTGACGCGACATCTGGGTATGACGAACTGACGACAGAGTGGTCCGTCGAAGAGCCGTTGGCCAGGTGGGGAAATTCTTTGCTTGAGTGCTTGATCAGAGCGTTGGCACCGGCTCACGTCGACGTCGTTTTTATTTATCAATGAAGGAGAACGTAATGGCTCAAAAAGGTTTTTGGGGTTCAGGGGCGGTAGATACGCCGCCCGATCTTTCTACGCTTCAATCTGAAGGTTATCCGACATCCGGCGATCCGGCCAAGGGCATCCCGGCCACGAAGCCTCGAGCGCCGTGGTACTACATGATCGACCAGATGAGGTCTACCGTGATCGCGGCATGTTCGATGGTGCCCAAGGCATCTGCCGAGCAATTCCTCGAGGCCCTTCAATCGTTGAAGTGGATAAAGGACAAAAGCTTACCGTCGTCCAAGCTGGCCTCTGACTTCGCCCCGGATCATCTGCTGATTCGAGGCATGGCTCTTTCGGAGCTAAAAACCGTGACGCTTAAAGACCGTGAACTTGCCGTTGCAACCGACACGTACGAACTGTACATCGGTGACGGGGTCACGCAAGGCGGTCATTTGGTGAACGGGAACCAAATCACCGAAATCCAAATGGTCCTGGCGAAGCTGACGAACGCCGTCGCTACGCTCGGCCACCAGGCGCAACCTCTCTCAGGAGTTTAACTATGGCCCTGCCTAATCTCTCTCAAATTTCCGAAGCGCTCGACAAGATCATGCCCGAGCTGACGCCAGTTCCGGTCGGCACCGTGGCCTTTGCGCACGAAGTTCCGACGGGGTGGCTTCAGTGCAATGGGGCGGCGGTTTCTCGCACGACGTATGCGCGCCTTTTCAAGAAGATCGGCACGAAGTATGGCGCCGGTGACGGATCGACGACTTTCAATCTCCTTGACCTTCATCATCTCGTTTTGGAGGGAACTAATACCCCGAGCGAAGTGGCTCAGAAGGTAGAAGCTGGATTACCTGACATTACAGGCTCTGTGCACAACGTTCTTGTCGAAAACTCCAGCGTCTTAGGCGCATTTGAAATCACTGCCAATTGGGCCAACAACCTCGCAGGCGACGTCTCTGGGAGCGTAGAATTCGGCCAGAACGTGTCTTTCCTAGCCAGTAGGTCAAGTAGCACATACGGCAACGGATCGACTGTTCAGCCTGCGTCTCTCAGGCTTTTAGCCATCATCAAGGCCTGACATTACTGGCAATTTGACCGACGTAGCAGGTGGTGCAACCATGAGTTTCAATGGCCGCGCACTAACAGGCGACGTTACCGATAACCCTGCGGTTTTCGGTACATCTGGCAAGGGACGCTTTGCGAGCATCACCCTTCAGGCGAAACGTAGCAGTGACGCTTACGGGAATTCGGCCACGGTTCAACCCGCCTCCCTGCGGTTGATGCCGATTATCAAGGCCTGACATTACGGGTAGCGGAGCGGGCTGGAATCAACTTTACGATATCGCACCGTTCGGTTTTAGCGAATTGACAGGTCCGTTTTCGCCCATCTTTGGATCGAGAAAGAGTTCGCCTGAATACATTGACAGCTCAGACGAAGGCACTCTTTCATGGACCTTCACGGCGTCCAGAAGCAACGGCATGTACAGCGGTTCTACCGTCCAAATGGCAAGCCTTCGTTTGATGCCGATTATTCGGACCTGACATTACAGGCTTTCAGCATACGTGGGGTTGGATTGCCAATTCGTCGTGTAGCGGCGCTCTTTATCCGGGCGGTAACGTTGGCCATCCTCATCAAGGGGTAGAAAGTAGCGATACCACATATGACACGATCTTCCTTGCCGCTTCCCGTGCCAATGGGATTCACGGCAAATCCGATACGGTGCAGCCGTCCAGTCTCCGACTGATGCCAATCATTAAGGCCTGACATTACTGGTCAACAGCTCTTGTGGGGCTATCCCGTCATGACAGGTAGCGCGGGGGCGTTAGGCTATGCAGGCAGCAAACTTCACCCGATTAACGCAAGCCTTTCGGACACGACAGCGGAAACGTATTCGGACATTACGTTTGCCGCTAGCCGCAGCGCGGCGACATTCGGCAGGTCTGCTACGGTACAGCCGTCGGCAGTCAGGCTTCTAGCCATTATCCGTACCTGACATTACGGGTGAGTTCAACGTCGACACTCAGAATTTCGCCCGTTGGGGTACAGTGGCACTCGGCGGCGCGTTTACGTCGGTCAACCCCTACAATGTCTTCTCTCACGACGGTGCGGGAACCGAAATGACGCGCACGACAGGCATCAAGATGGAAGCATCGAGAGCTAATGCAATTTACGGTGGCACAGCCGTGCAAATGCCTAGTCTCCGACTGATGGCAGTCATTCGCACCTGACATCAGCGGATGTGCCATGCTTATCGCCAGCTTCGACGATGGGACTGTGGCGGGCGTTTTTGACCGCACAAAGAACACCCCCCGAGCCAATGAAATGGGTGAGATTGGAAAGGCCAACTATTCATCGCTCTGGTTTGCCGCCTCTCGCTCCAACGGACTTCACGGCAAGTCTGAAACGGTTCAGCCCGCAGCTCTTCGCTTGCTGGCGATCATCAAAATTTGACGATTGCTAGTAGGCGCAAGGCGTTCGGTTGAACCGTTTGGGCCTTGCTGTACAGGGCGTTCGATTTGCAAGCGGCGAAGTCTGCGCGTCCGTGGTACTGGACGGCTCTAGAACTATCGTACTGAGCGAAACTTCCGCTTGGATTATCAATTCGCCTTTCGGCAAATGCACCGCTTGCGTTAAATGCAAGACAAGCCGAAGTGCTGTTGGTATCCATGTCGAGCCAACCGCTGATGTCAGGTTGTCGGAGTTTTTCGAAAAGCCCGAAAAATCGGTCCTTTTTCGGCACTGTGCGCGGCACAGGCTCGATTGATGCCTCGAGCCTGAACTTTTGCCTGCGGCCTAGTCGGAATCGACCTTTATGCCGGCACAACGGGCACAGTCGAAGACATAAAAGCACCACTGCGCGTAGACATTTTTCCTAGCGTCCAGAAAGTCAGAACGCTGATACGCGCGGGAAACGGCTGAACCTGTCAGATGGGCAAGACAGGCTTCAGCGACTTCATACGAGACCTCGTGGTCGGCCATCCATGAGCGAGCGATAGACCTGCATCCGTGCGCTACGAGTTTTCCTCGCAGTTCAGTTGAGTGCAGGTACTTCGCAAGCGTCTGAGATGACATCGGCCTCGAGCCTCCAGCGCCTGGAAAGATGTAGCCGGACTTCGGGTGTCTCGACACGGCTTTTGCTTCGTCGAGCAGATACCTCAGCGCGGGGATGATCGGCACACGGTGCTGGCGACGTTTCTTCATCTTCTCAGCTGGGATAGTCAGAACGTCGTTCTCGATCCACTCCCACCTGATCGAGGCAACTTCACCTGGACGGAGCATCGAGCAAAGAGACCACAGAAAGATGACCTGCATCCTGCGCGAAGCGTAGGAGATGACGCTCATGGTAGAGGAAAGTTCCTGCCAGTCAATCGCAGGCATCGGAGTTACTTCGGCAGGCGAGTAGATGCGGTTCAGTCTTTCGACGGGATTGTGCTTGATGAGGCCTGCGGCTACCGCAAGGTCGAGGATTTCACGGCATCGCATGATGACGCGCTTCAGGGTCACCTTTCGGTCGGCCTCGAGGAGCGGCTGGACGATGTGAACGATGAGAGGCGCGGTTATCTCATCGATCTGTTTGTTCTTGATATGGCGTAGTAGATGACGCTCGATCATCCTGCGCTCGTTCTCATACGAGACGATGCGGCCACGCTTCTGATCGCACCAGATACGGAAGGCGTCGGCAAAGACATAGCCTCGCGGCGGCTCTTGTCCCCGTTCTTTTCTCTTCTGTCTGGTGATTTGACGGGCTTCTTTCAGTCCCATCTCGGGGAAGTTCCCGAGCTTGATATCCGTCACCCGCCCGAGGGTGCATAGGCGCAAGACCCATGTTTTCGCGCCAGTCGGATAGACGCGAAGCGTCAACCCGTGACTATCTGTCACGACATACCTTTTTTCACGCGGCTTCAAGGCCGCGACTTTTTTAGGAGTCAGCATGACTACTACTTCCTTCAAGAAGGCGTTCAAGTACGACGCCTCCGGTTACTTCGAACATGAGCTTTCCGTTCAGGTTGTGGACGGTGATGCACTCATGCCGCCGTCCTGCACGCTCGTTGCTCCCGTGAGCACTGGCGGCATGGATGCCTCGAAGTTTTATCGTTTCGACGGCAAGACGTGGATTGCTGAGTCGAAGCCGACGTGCGCTGCAGATCTCGTCGGTGTGGTGGTTTCTCATTATTCCCAGACGCCGCACGACATCGAAATGCGCTCGCTCATCCAGAAGTTTGCGCAGGAAGAGGGTTATCGCGAAAAGCGCGGCGAAGATCTTTCTTGGTCTGT